TACAGCATCAATGCTTAAATCAATTGCTAATTTTTCTACTTTAGATTTTGTCTCAATTAATGACTCAATATTTTCAATTGAAGAATCAATTGGAACTAAATCTCCAGTTAATTGAAGTATTTGTTCATTTATCTTTTCAATTTTACTTTCTAATTCAAGTTTATCAATTTGATAACTTTTATGTTCTTTAGAGAAAGTGTCAATGTCTGTTATTGCTTGTGCTAATTGAGTTCCAAAATCTTGTCTTTGATACTCTTTAACTAATGTAGCTACTTCTTTGATATCTTGATTAGCAATATTATACAAATCTTCAAATATATTAATATCTAAAAATTGAGCTAGTAAATCTTTACGATCTTTTTGAGCCATATCAATAAATCCTGAATTGTTGTTTTGTACTGACAATGCAGTTAAAACAAAGTCTTCATAAGTTCCTAACAATTGTCTGATATGATCGTTTGTCTCACTTCGTTCTTTGCCATTTAAAGATTCTTTCTGACCTAAATCATCTATAGTATAAAAATCAACATCAACTCTTACGTGATTACCTCTTCCTTTAGTTGCTATCTTTTCAATAAAGTAATCTTTTCCATCTAATTCAAAGTTAAATTTGCATTTAAACGAACCAGACTTATTATTCATTACACTTGAAGCTTTAGATGTTCTTCCACATTTATCAAATATACAATATGTAATAGCATCTAACATTGTTGATTTACCTGAAGCGTTAGGAGCGAATATTCCATACACTCCTTTCATATTAGTAAAGTCAATTACATTGTCAATTCCATAACTAAACATATTTGAAAACTCAAATCGCTTTGGAATCCAAGATACATTTCGATTTATTTCTAATGTAGGTAATCCTGAATTTACAGTTCTATTAACGTGGCGAACTCCATCTAAGATATCATCATCTAACGCAAATTTATTTTCTAAATATTTTGAAATAAGTTCATTTTGATATTCAGTATCTCGAACATCTCCAATATTAATCTTTTGTACTCGAGTTTTATTTTGAGTAAAGTCATTAACTTTTTGGATTGTAAACTCTTCAATATTAAAATCAGTTTTAATTTCAGCAATAGCTGCTTTTAAATCTGCGGGTTCTGTATTTTGTGACTTAATTCTAAGACGAATTGTTTTACCTTTTAATAAATCTGGAATTGGATTGAAATTGCTATTATCAATTTCCAAAGTATAATAGCAAATGTCATTTGGAATTTCTACAAACTCTGCTTGAGATGTATTTGTATCCCACACTAACATTCCATGAAGTAAAGCTTCTGCGTAATTTTGTTGTATAAGTGAACCTGGATATGCAATAGTCTTTGCCTCGTCTAAATATTGATTAGGTTTATGAATATCTCCTAACAATGTAATATTATATCCTTTAAAAGTATCAATATCTACATTGTCATTAACTAAACGAAATCCAATGTCAGTTAAAGCATTATTTACAGCTCCATGATGAAGTGCAATTTTATAATCACCAGTAAATGAATCTGCTTTGATAAAGTCTTTAGGTTTATCAAAAACAGACATAACTACAAAGTGTTTATCGGCTATATGATATACCCCAGAATCTTTGAGATAATACATGTTTGGATGATTAAGTGCATTTACAATTGGAGTTAATGCATCTAATCTAGATTTATTGTTTAAATTACAATCGTGATTACCTGTAATTAATATTGTCGGAGCAATATCTGCAAACATTTTAAAGAACTCTTGCACAGATTGTACCAATTCAGGTGTCATATCTGTTTTAGCATGCACAATATCTCCTCCTAAAAATATAATATCATTAGGACCTATAGTTGCTTTAATAGCATTTACAGTTCTTTCAAATACTGTTTTATATTCCTGATGTCTTTTTAAGTTTCTAATGTGGATATCAGCTAAATGATATATTTTATCAATTTTATCTATTCCAATATTAAATGTTTTCATTATGCAAATAATTTATACTCTATGAATTTCGCAAAAGTTAATGGTTGAGTTTCTTTTATCAATGTACACATTCTTTCAAATCCAATATCTGCTGGATCTTTTTCCTGCAAATCAACAAAATAAACTTGCACTCCATTATTCATGAAATACTCTGCGTGCTCTAGAGCTTGTTTTTGAGCGTCTTTATCAAGACAAATGTATACTTGAGTAACTTTGTTTTCTATAATTTTTTTACGCAAATCTTCAGATATAGTTTTACCAAATAATGGAATAACATTTCTTCTAACTGCAATTGCGTCAAATGCACCTTCTACTAATACAATAGGAAGTGACCAATTTATAAACAATTCAAATCCAACACAATTTTTAGAATAGTCTGGATTTTTATGTTTAAATGATTCTGCTTCGTAATAAGCTCTTCCTACAAAGAAATTTAATTTACCAAATTCATCATATGAAGGAATTATAATCTTTTTAGCGTATTCGCCTGATTCACAATATCCAATACCATATTTTACTATTTCAGCAAGAGAGATTTTTCTTTTGGCTCTTAAATAATGTATAGCATTTTTGTATTCTATTGATTCAGTATGTTTATACAAGGGAATATACTCTTTAGGCAGGTCTAGGACCGTCATAGATTGGCGTAATCCGTCGTTCTTACTACTACTATATTTGGGTTGGCTGTTAAGTAATTTATACAGCTCAGACAGTTTATCACGGCTTACGTTTAATGCCTTAAATAAGGTAGAAATCTTTTTACCCGACTTATTACAAACCCAACAATGCCATGGATTTTCTCCTTTATCATTCGTAACAGATTGTACTTCTAATTTCTTTCGAGGAGAATGACAAAACGGACAATGATGAGCTACGTTACTTTTATTAGTAACCTTACCTCTGCCTAAGACAGACTCAATCAATTGGATTAGCTTAGTATTTATCATCTAGACTAAATATAAGATAATCATTCGGATACTCCAAATTATTGTAGCCAATCTGCAGGTATTTCTTTGTCTGCAAATTTAAACCCATACTTCACACACCAATCGGCATATGTAGTTTTTGAGCCTTTACTAATTTTACTTTTAGAGTTTTGAAATAAAAATCTAATATCTAATTCTGGATATTGAGCTTTAATTAACAAATGCTTTTTTCTGTCATCAGTTAAAAATCTTCCTTTTGTTTCTACAAATATTCCATTTGGAAGTTTGAAGTCTGGGTGATATTTGTGTTTGGTTTCTGGTTTAACATACTCAATTATATGTTGCTCATACTCTCCATCAATTCCTTGCTCTTTTAAAGAATTATCAATATCCATTTCCAAGCCGCTACGGAATCCGTATTTAGCTGCGACCGCTTTTTTGCTATATGGGTTTTTTCTTGCCATAACTATTATTTATTTTATACGTCAAAACGAACTATAATGTTTAAATCAACATCATCTCGTTTTTTAATTGGTGTTCCTAATTTTCCTATCGCTACTAATTCTCCATTTTTAGTATATAGCCCTACTGTTGTAATATAAGGTGCAAAGTGAGTATTTGATACTATTGCTTTTGGTACTTCTGAATTTACATTATTATCTTCTCGAATTGTTGGATTAGATGTAAAATTAAATTCATCGTCTTTTAATTTACAAACATACTCATGTTCATATAAAGTAACTGTTGAATTAAATTCTAAATAAAATTCAGTTAAATTACCTTGCTGTGTTTGACCTGTTAAGTAGTTATATACTTTATCATTGAACATTCTATAAATTCCTTTTCCATATTTTGGTCTAGGATCTGAAATTACGATAATACCATGCTCATAAAATACATTTCCAACTGCATTGGTATTAGTACTCATTAATACATTGTATGAAGTAGTTGATAATGTAGTTCTTTCTGTGGTATTTAATGCTTTATTGAAAATGAAAAATTCATCAATAGCTCCTACAAATCCTTTATTGCCTATACTATTTGAATTTAATCCTAACGAGCCTAAAAATACATCTGCATTGTTATGAAAATTACTTTTTGGCGCATTTGTACTACCAGCTACAGATCCGTTAATACATAATTGCATTAATGAACCTGTTTTTTGAAGTATTACGTGAATTCGATCACTAACATTATGTACATATGATAATGTAGAAGTACTTGCTCCATCAGACATTTTACAAGTTAATGCATATGAACCTGAAGGATAATAAATTTCAAATGGATATTGTGATGCGTTAACATTTACATCTGAAGTATTAATTAATTTTTTATTAAGAGTTTCTGCCGTTCCTGTTGTGCGTTTTGATAACACATATTGATCTGTTGCAGTTACTGCATCTCGCTTAAGCCAGAATGAAATTGCAAAATCTTGAGATTGTTTAAAATTGAATTCATCTTTGTTTGGAATTCGAATGTAACTATCTTCATAAAAATGCGCTGCATTACCCCAAGATCCTGAAGGTAATTCATATTTAGGAGATATCCAAACATTTTTACCTGTTACAGTTACTTCAGGTACTATAGTATCTACTTTGAATATATTTACTATATCAGTGTCTTCAGTGGATACTGTTTCAGAAGTCCAATTTCTTTCATATGTAGAAGAATTAAATCCTAAATATAAAAGTTCTTGCTCAACTGGCTCTGGCAATGCTAAATCTATTAAATTACCTTTACCATCATCTACAAACGACATTGAAGTTGCTAATAATGCAGGATTTGTTAAATGTAATTTAACTGAGCCTGGTTTAATTCCTTCTCCAAATTGTTTTTGTGGAATTGAAATAATAGAAGCTTCGTCGAATATCGTTCTTTCTATTTTATATGGATCTGAATAACCAAATGTATCAAATGGCTTACCAGCTCTTTTATAATATAAATGATCAAGACTGTACCACATTAAAGAAGCTTCTTTAGAGTTAGCAGAATTGACTAATAAAGATCCTGAGTCTAATTCTCGTTGCCATGTTTCCAAAGTCACTTTATTACCTGAATAAACGTTTGGATTAGGTTTTATTGCAACTAATCTATCAATTCCAGAAGCGTCTAAACTAGCTGTTGACTCATATCTCCAAGACTTGAAAGCCTTAAAAGGAGTAATTGTCTGGTCTTGATTACCTATTTTTTTGAATGCACCTGGTTTTCCCATATATAGTAGATAGGCTCTTTAATATAAATATCAAAGAGCCTACTTATTGGTGTTTTTTATGTTTTTAGAAATCTAACTTAACTTTAATTAAAGCTTCATTACTAAATGATTTCTGAATTGGTTGCGATAATTTAGCAACTGAAAGTAATTCTTGACGATCGTTATACATACCTACTGTCGTAATATATGTTTTAGGATCTCCGATAAATGTTGCTTGAGCAAACTCACCTACCGAACCTGTTGTGAACGTTGGGTTATTTGAGAAGTTATATTCACCATTTTTAATTCTTACAAAGAAATGCGTTGAAGTAACGGTTTCTTCATTTCTTGCTTGCATTGCATTAGTAACTCTATTAGCACTCATTGCTCCTGAAATTGCTGTATATAATTTCCAAGCATTATCTCCTGCTACGTTTGATCCAGATACTACGTTAAATGAAGCCGATGCATTCATTGCATTTCCATTTAAAATTAACATTCCCATATCTGGGTAAGCTAATCCATAATATTTAGGAGCTGTTGAGTTATGCACTCCTTCGGTAATTGTACCAGATACAATATTAAATACTCTACCCGCTGCAGTTAAATTAGTTTCTTGAGTTTGACCTGAATCGTCAATTAATTTAATTACTGAAGTTCCTAAATACGATACGTTTGAACCAGTGTGAACATTGTTTGCATATGAAGCTCCATTTAAGCTACCTAATACTATTTGCCAATTTCCTGGATCTAATTTATCCTTGATTCTAGCTCGGTTAAAATTAACTGCATATATTGAATCTGAAGAAACGCCATCACCAAAAGTAAATGTCGTATCTCCTGGGTTTAAAAGCAATAAACGATATTGCGAATAAATAGCTCTTGAAGGAGAATCGTTTAACGTTCCAGCTGCTGAAGATCCAGAACCTAATCTATGACCCCATGCAATTGAAAATTGTGATTCTGAAGTGGTCGCGTTACCATCCCATACATCATAATAATATCCTTTTGAAGCTGCTGACTGAATAGAACCTGTATAAGCATAAGACATAGTTGCTGCGTTACCAGAAAATAATCCGGTAGTTACAAAAGTCTTTTGATTTTCGATAATATCAGAAGCTGCATCAAATCTAGTAAATACTCTTCCGTTAGCAGCTGCCTGTGATTGCAATGCTTGCTGTCTAATCATTTCATTTGCTATCGCACGAGCTCTTGTTTCAATTTCATCTTGAAGTTGAGCTGTCGATGGCGCACTAACAACACTAACAGGCTGAGCGATAGCTGTCGCTGCTGGCGACATTGCTGGTGCTGCTGGTAATGATACTGTTTGTCCAAATGGTAATCTAATTACTCCCATGTTATTTTATAATTTTATTATTGTGCGTTACTAATTGAAGTACCAGTTGCTGTTGCTAAAGATGTTTTCTTAACTGTAACGGTAACTGTCGTTCTACCACCTGTCTCATTTCCTATAATAGTAAGCGTTGCTTGAACATCTGATACTAATTGTTGTTTAGCAATTAAATTAAAGCTAAATCCAACTGCACTGACAGTCTGAGCTGCTTCAGAGTCTCCAATAAATCTAGGTACCGTAGGACTAACTCCTGAAGTTACCGGTTGGTTAACTTGCAATGTAGCAACATCCGAATTAGATAAAATTGCTGTATAGCCTAAAGTTGCGTTTCCTTTATCAAAGTTAGTTGTAGTTGGTACTACTGTAAATCTTTGACCAGGAGAGGTTAAAGTGATTGAAGTTTGTGAAACTGATATAACTGGAATTCTTGCCGTTTTCTTAGGCAATGTTACCAATTTATAACGCATAATATTTGATTCATCTGCCGATGCTTCTACTAAAGGCATATTTTCTATAATTACACCATAGTAGTCAGACCCAAGTGGATGAGCAGGATTCCATAAATCATAATCGATTTCGTCATCGCTCAAAGCAAATTGAGTAATTTTAAATTCATCTTTACCACGAGCAAGCAATTCTCTACCTTTTTTAGTAAGAATAGCATCTACGGTGATTGTACTGTTATTTAAGTATCCCATTTTATTTATACCTTTTTAATAAATATAGATTCTTTAAAAATCTAATATTATATTGATTTTGTTTTAGTTCCTGATATTGATTTATTTACGGTCGTAACCTGATTGTTGGCAAATACTATTGTATTCGGATTAACTTTGGTAATTTTTACTACTGGGCCGCCATCTACTGTATTAGCAGAATTGATATTAACTCCAGCTCCTGTTAACTTACTACCAAACCATTTGGCATTTTCGCGACCTGTACCGTAAAAATTATTAACTTCTGCATACTTTAAACTTGATGAATAAAACTTATTTAATGAAGCTGATAGTGATGAACTATAAAAATATTCATCTACAGTTAATAAATGATTAGATAATCTAGAATCATATACCGTAGTTTGTAATATATTATATGATCCAGACTCTGTTACTTTATACTTTCCAATATAACGATTTTGAGTCCACGCATCTCCTAAACGATCTACATTGATAGCCCCTTCAATTGTACTAGGATAGTACAAATATTCACTTGTAAAAGTTAATTCATTAGCTGCTTGAATTTCTCCTATTTTAATAGGATCGACATCACCTGACATTTCGGTTGGCATTGTATCAACAATTCCTTCTAATGACTGATATTCGCTGGTTAATGTTGGCTCGTATGGTTCAACGTTAGCTTCTTTAGTTAAGTCTTCTATTACTGGTTTATTAAGTAATTTAACTTTACTTCTTTCTAAAACGTTTGGTTCTATAACTAAACCTACAATAGCATTTGTCCTTTGAGGTAACAATAACTTTTTAATGTATTTAAACATTGTAAAGTCATATATTTCCAAAGCACGAAAATACGCTTCAAAATCATTTCTGTTTTCATATTTTTTCCAATATGAAATTGCAAAATTATTTAAGTCTCTGTAAGTGTCGTTATAAGTATCGCTTGGATTACCAATATAATCGTCAATTTCAAAATATCCTAATTGATTAAATATATCTTCATTGATTGCAGTCTGTGGTGAAAAGTAAATACCTAATCTATTCGAGTCTACAGAATATCTATCAAACGAAGATTTCTCAACTCGAGTTTTAGTATTTAATCTAACGTTAGGATCTAAACTTGCAGATTCAATTCTTACTTTATTTGTATATAAACTTGAACCTCCTAACGAAGGAGATGGTGTATAATAAGTTTCTTCAAATCCTTCAAATGCAATTGATCCTGAATTTGCAAATCCTATAAAATATAATGATCCTGTATTAACAGTTTGATTAGGATGAACTGAAGGTTGATAAAGTGATCCACTTAATATAACTTTATTTGCTAGAGTAAATCTTTGCAATAAATGGTCATATGGTTTAGATGCTTCCGTGCCGGCTGTTAACGTAGCTCTATCAGAGTTGTAAGTATATGTAGCAGGCGACGCTGCATGCTCTGCTAATGATTCGTCGTTTAATGATCCAGACCACAAACGAACTTCATGAAAATGGCCATATAACTTAGAAGATCCAGAAGCAATACTAAGATTTTCTTCAAACGGATTAAATCCGTAAATATATAATGAACCGGAATGTAAATAAATTTGGTTTCCGTATAATGATTTTGCTACTCGTAAATTTACAAATCCAGACAAAAATGCATTAGGGTCTACTGTATAATCGATTGAAACTTGTTGCCAGCTATTGTCAAATATTTCTAAATTTCCAATAGAAATATTGGTTCCATTAACAATATCATAATACGTTAACGTGCCTTGATTATCATCTGAAGTTTCTTTTGTTAATGATAATACACTACTAGGTGTTGAAAGTATAGTATATGTCGAGCCGGAATTATATAAAAAATTATTATCTGTTTTAAATCTAAATTCTAAACTGTCCGGATATACTAAAGATCCTACACTGTTTAAATATGTTTGTGAAGGTTTATATAAACTTCCCGTAGATGAAGAATACCAAGCATAATGATAAACATCATGCACATACTCTGGATAATGATCATTATCAGTGAATGTTGAAGGACCTCCATATTCTTTAATAGTTAATACAGATGCTGGAATACCAAAACAAGATAAAAGAGCTTTTACAGATCTAGAAGTACCTTTAGTTTTTAATATATAAGGTAAATTGTTTACAATTCTTCTCCAAATTTCTTTTGTATTAGATGCATCTGAAATTGAAGTAATTCCATTTGTACCATCTTGTAAAGCGACTCCATTTTCATCAACCCCTAAAGAGTATTTCCATAATTCAGAAGTCGATCGACCATTTAACAAATTAATTCCTAATGACGAAGCTACTTGATATAGCATATCTTCAGACATACCATCTTTAGGATGTTCTTCTCTGGTATGTATACTTGAAAGACCATTTATATAAGTCCATAAAATATCAAAATGTTGCCCTAACATATTTACAAACAACAAAAACTCTTCAGAGTCGTCTGAGTCTTGAATATGTAAAGGTATTGTATTTTGAAGTTTATGTGGATTGAATCTATCGTATATTTCAGCTTTTTCTAATAAGTCAGCATAGTAAGTTTCTCCATTAATAGAATCTGAAGCTTCTTGAATTTTAAAATATTCGTATGGATCAGGGTCTCCTGCTTCAATCCAAGTGCTACTATATGTACTCCATAAAGTATAAGCATCTAACCAAGTAAATGCAGTTGTTGCTTTTTTAGGCCATGGATCAATTGAACCGGTACCTGAATCGTAATGTGTATATAGTCTAGATCCTGTCGATTCAAAAAATAAATACTTTTCAAAGTCATCAAAACTGCTTACAACTGCATTTCTTTTAAAGTAAACATCTGATATATTATTGTTAACAATAGTACCGCCATCTACTTGTTGTAAAGTTTTAGATTGATTTGTATAATATTCAACTAACTCTAATTTGTATTTGAAATTCTTAACTCGCTCAACTGCAGATCCATAATGAACAAAATTGTCAAATAATCTATAATTGATATTTAACTTAATTCCTGATAACGATCCGGAAAATTGAGAATCAATTAATTGTTGTGAAGTTGATACGTTTGAAGATAATAAGTCATTCCAAGATTTAAAGTCTGTTGCTACAGACCCACCTTCTTCAGATTCTAATTCAAAATTAGGACCAGCTAATGTATTAACTAGATCTGGAATGTGTTTAGGAACAATAGAAACAACATCTAATATTGGATTGACAATTTCTTCTGAAATCCATATTTTAGATTTTTCTCCATACTTTGCAGGTAACGGATTATATAACTTTACAATTACTTCTGGAGTGTCCGTAAATTCAATATCAAATCTAAAATTGATAATTTGATACGTTTCATTAAATCCAAAGTTTAAAACAAATGAATCAAATATGTCATTTGTAGATAAAACTTCCCATCTATCTCGCAATTCAAATAATTGTCGTAATAATTCAGTATTAGAATTATCAGCTAATTGAATTCTTAATTCTCTTCTTGAAGGAGAAATTTCTTTAATCCAAGCTTTTTGCTTTTCATAACTACCTAAAACATTATCAACAAAATTATATACTAATCTATATTGACCTCTAGTAATTCCTAACGTTTCTAATTCTTTAGCAGCATCTATTCCTACATGTTGATAAGCGATTAAATTAGAAGAAGTGTCATTACTCTCAATTGAATAAATTGCTTTATGATTACCAGTTAAATAAACTCCGTCTGGAGTATATACGTGTAATTCTAAATTAGGTAATGAATTCGGTTTTAATGTTACTGAGTAATTTCGAACATCTAAAAGAGCTTTATCAACAGACTCTAATCTAGACACCTTTGAAGTGCTAGATGCTTTTAAAAGTTCTTTTTGATTAGTGTAAACTGATAACATTTATTTCTTTAATATAAATATCTTATTAAGATATTCCAGGTAGTTTTATTTGTTGGACCAAACTTTCATTCCGTAATTAGTAAGAACTAATTTTCCTTCATCAGTTAGTATTAACGTTCCGGTATTTGATATTTCTGGTTTGCCTGTCGTTCCTTTTTGTGCAACCCACGAAAACGTTGCGTTGTTTGGATTTACATCTCTATTAATAGCTAATCCATATTCATATACAGTTATATTCCATGGGTTTGTAGTTGGACCGTAAGTATTAGATGCCCAATCAGCTTCATATGGAATATCTTTAATTGCTTGCCCGACAATATCAAATTCTCCTTTATATACTACAAAGTTTTTATCAGATTGCATTACTGCAATGTATTTTTTATTTTTTGATAATAGTCTGTCTAATGGAATTCCGTTTTCAGTTTTTCCTGAAATTAGTTTTTTATTGAAATTTAATACGTTTGGAACTTTATTTGCTTCAGGACCTGGGGTAGATGCTGGCTTTTGAATCATTGTTTTCATCTGTTCCAAAAGTTGTGCAATTCTATCGTTAAGAGCTTTAATTTTTTGACTGTCAGTTTGTTTACTAGCTAACAATCTTTGTCTTTCAGCTTCTAATGCATCTATTTTAGCTTGTAAAAAGTTAATTGGAGCACCGCTATCTTTACGAGCAAATTCAGTAAACTCGACATCAATAACTTGATTAAATTTTGTTTGTGATGTTTTTTGTGTATTTAAGTTTACTAAAATTCTTTTAGATGACACATCTTGATTTTTATCAATAATAATCATTCCTTTTGAGTCTTTTTCAAAAGGAGGAAATTTAATTGGAACAATTTTATCAGGATTAATTTCTCCTGTCATTATTTTGGCAGGGTCGAATTCATGTAACTCGTATGATATCATTATTTAACTATTTTAAATGTAAAATCGTTTGAACTAAAATATTCAGTTACTCCATCAAATACTGATTTAATTTCAAATTTATAAAATCTTTCGCCGTATAACATTGTAGTGTATAAATCAAAATATGATCCTGCACTTGTAGTACTAATTTTAGTATAATCGCTATATGGAATAATAATATTATCGTTATGCGCGTCTTTGATTTGGTAATACGACATTG